GGGCATCATCGCCCGCGCCCCGTCCGCCAGCACATCGCATGGGCCAGTCTCGCCCCAGTCGCGGCTGTAGGGCGGGATCGGGAACGGCTCGGGCCCCACCACCTCGCGCCAGACGCCCCGCGCGAGGCCAAGGCAATCGCAGCCGACGCCGCGCAAGCTGGCCTGGTCGTGATAGGGCGTGCCGAGCCAGGTTCGCGCAACGGCGATGACCATGGCAGGATCGGCGGCCGGAACTGACGGGGTCACAGCACCGCCCCCTCGTGTCCGCCGTCCTTCGTCGCGTAGCGCAGCCCGTTTGGGGGGCAGACAGTCACCCGGACTGTCTGCTTGTCCGCCTCACCCTGACCGGGAATGTGCGTCACAACACAGCTCCTTCATGGCCACCGTCCTTGGTGGCGTAGCGAAGGACTGCGTCTTGGCCCGGGATGTGCGGAAAGCCCCGGAAGTTCGCGACATTGGCGAACTTCGCCCCGCAGGTGGCTAGGCGCTTGTCGCAACCCGCCCGGACCACGAAAGCATCCGTCGCGGTGATCGGCCGTACCGGCGCTTCGAGCAGGGTCAGGATCGCCACGCCGTCGACGAGGTCATGCGCCAGCACCTCGACCCGCCGCCCTGCGTTCGCGCCGGTCGACCATTCGACCAGCCCAAACGCGAACCAGCCCGAGGAGAAGGTGCCGAGGCTGCTGGCGGTGAAGGCCCGGTCCCGCAAAACATCGATGACCGCGCCGCTCCCCCTGAAGGCCGGGGCCTCGAGGTTCACCCCGCAGCGCGCATCGCCCAGCGCTGCATCGCAGCTGGCCTGGAACGTTCGTCCCACGGTCTGGCCGAGGACATGGGCGAGGCTCCGAACCTCGGCCACGAAGGCCAGCCGCCCGCGGCGTATCTGGCCAATGGCCCCGCGCCGCAGGAGAACGCGCTGCGCCGGGGCCGACCAGTTCACCCGCCAGACCTCGACCACCGCATTGTCCCAGCGGCCATCGAGGATGTCCGTCTCGGTGATCCTGTCGGAAGAGAGCACGCCTTGCGCATCCTGCGCATCCACCGACAGGTCCGACCCCGACCGGACCTCGGAGGCCGTCAGCCCGTTTTCAGGTTCGAACTCGGTGCCATCGAACGACAGCGTCCGGTCATGATCCGTGAATCCGAAGGTCATCCCATCGGCGCGGGTAATGCGCCAGCACCAGGCCAGCGTCGTGGTGCCGTCGTCGAGATGGGCCTGCAGCGCGGGGTTCAGGGACTTCATGTGCGGATTTCCACGAGGGGGATCGAGGTGATCGATCCGAGGCGTTCGAGATCGAGGGTGACGTCGAGGGCATCGGTGTCGAAGCGGACGGGAACGTCGAATTCGAAACCTGCGGTGATGGCGACACCCGCAGCAGGCGCGGTAGTAAAAGTCACCAAGCCTGTCGCAGTAGAAACCGACCAGCCGGAGGCCTGCAGCGTGCCATTCAGGGCGATGGTCACGGTTCCGGCGACGGGCTTGGTGATGGCCCGCGACCAGGACTGCGTGCCGGAGCTGTAGCGTTTGGTCAGCTGGAACAGGGTGGCCGCCCCGTTGCCGGTGCCGATGGGCTGGTTGGTTGGGCCTGGAGTCTGCGATGGCAGGCAGGATTTGAAGTCGGCCCAGTCCTTGAAGCGGAAGCCATGCAGGCGGCCGTTCCTCGCCTCGAAGAACGCGACGACGGCCGCCAGATCGTCGGCGCGGCGGATGCCATAGGCGACGTCGTAGCGGCGGCGGCTGTTGGCCCAGCTGGCATTGCGCTCCTCTGCCCCGCTTGCCAGTTCGACGATCTGCGTGCGGCGTTCGGGGCCGCCGCGCGCCCCGCGGCTGATGTTGTCCGGAAACCGGACCTCGTGAAACGCCATGGCTGATCCTCACATGCCGCGTCGGCCCAGCGACACGGCGCGGGCGATGTCACTGGCGACCTGCGTGCGGGACTGGCGAAAGCTCTCGGCGTCGCGCGCATTGATCGTGACATTGACGGTGGAGGCGCCAGCCTGGCCGTAACTGGCTGCTTCGCGCCGGGAGAGAACCCGCTCCCCGCGCTGGAGGATGGCCGGAACCTCATCCGGCCGCAGACCAGCCCAGCCCCCGTTGTGCATGCGCGGAGCGCCAGCGAAGGCCAGCGCCGGGACCATCAGGCCAGGACCAGGGGCGCCGACCATGCCGCCCGCATGCAGGATGTTGGCGAAGATGCCGCCCGCGCCGCCCAGCGCGCCTGAAAGGGCGTTCGCAATCGGGCCGAGGATGAAGCGCCGTGCGGCGAGCTTGGCGAGGTCGGCGATCATCGAGGTGACCAGGTCACGGAAGTCGAGCTTTCCGGTCTTCACGAAGTCGCCGATGGCGTTCTCGGCCGAGGTGAAGGCCCCGACCAGCGCCTTGCCGATATCGCCACCGATGTTGCGCGCCTTGGCGGCATAGTCGGCCAGCGCGGCGGTGACGGCCTGCCAGCCAGTCAGCGCGGTGTCCGCGCCTTCTGCCGCTGCTGCACCCGCCTCGCGCGCAGCGCTGCCTGCGCCATCGGCGGCGGTGGCCGTGTCGTTCAGTCCGGAAGTCAGGGCATCTGCCGAGGCGGCCGCATCCGCCAGCGCGGTCTCGGCTTCGCTCCCCGTGCCGGTCACCGCATCCTTCAGCGCTTGCCAGCTAGCCAGCGGCCGACCTGCAGCGTCAGCCAGCATGCCTGCCGCCTCGCGATAGCCATCGGCCCGGGCGCGGGCGTCGTCGGCCATGGCCCCGAGGCCGAGGTCGGGCGGCTCGAGATAGGTCCGCGACAGCGCGGCCGAGAAGGCATCCGCGGCGGCGGCACCGGCTGCGGTCGCGGCCCCTTCAAAGGGATTGCCGATGCGGCCGAGTTCGACCGGGTCGAGGATGCCGATCCGCACGCCACCTTCGCCGGTGGCCCATTCCGGCAGCAGGGCCAGCGCGGCGTTCAGTGTCTCGATGAAGCTGTTTATGCGGGTGACCACGCCGTTCAGCATCGCCTCGACGCCGGAGATCAGCCCGTTCGCCGCCTGGAAGGCGAAATCGCCGATTGCGCCGGGCAGACTGCCCCAGATCGCCACGGCCGCATCATAGGCTCCCTGGAAGATTGCCGCCGTCCGGTCGCCGAAGCTGACGACGCCTGCGATGGTGCCCTCGAGGGCCGAGAGACCGGCCGCCTTCAGCCCCTCCCACCCGGCCGCTATCCGCGCGAGGGCCGCGTCCAGCGACAAGCCGATGCGGGACCAGACCTCGCGGGCCAGATCGCCGAGCAGGCGGAAGGCCTCGCCCACGCCGCCAACCCGGGCAACCAGCTGCGAGAATTGATAGACCAGCTCGCCCGCCCCGACGATCAGCGCGCCGATGCCGGTGCGGATCAGGGCGCCGCGCAGGAACACGAGCGCGGTCGCGAGGCCGCGCACCGAAAGGGCCGCGGCTGCAAGGCCCGCCACCCAGCGCCCGGCCATGACAGCAGCGAAGGTCGCCGCATAGGACGCGAGGCGCCCAAGGTTGCCGATCAACCCGTCGATAGCGGAGCGCAGGATCCCGCCATCGGAGGCGAGCGCCACGAAGGCATTTGCCAGCGCCTCGATGGTCGGGGCGACCGCTACGGCGATGCGGTTGCGCAGACCGTCGAAGACCAGCGATATGGTGCTCAGCGCCAGTTGCGTGCGGCGCAGGGCTTCGAGGGCATCACTGTCCAGAACTGCGCCAAGGTCCGATGCCTGGTCGCCAAGCCGCGTCATCTCCGCCCCGCCGTTGCGCAGGAGAGGGATCAACCGCGTGGCGTCAGACGCCATGGCCTCGAGATAGAAGGTCATCTCCTGCTGGCTGAGGCCTGCCCGCTCCAGCGTGTCGACGTAAAGCTGCAGCGCCTCCGGCCCCGACAGACGCGCGAACTGGTCAGCCGTCACGCCCACCCGCGGGGCGACGTTCTCAAAGAAGTCGGCCATCGGACCGCCGCCGGTCTGCAGGAAGTCCCCGACCCGGTCGTTCACGTCCTTCAGGATGTCGGCCAGCTTCTCCTGCTCGATCCCGACCGTCCGTGCTCCGGCCGACCAGCGCTGTAGCGCCTCGGGCGTGGCATTTGCGACCTGCGCGAACTGCCGGATCTGCGCGGCGCTCTCGGCCGTGGAACGGACGATCAGTCCGAGCGAGGCCGTGGCGGCAGCGGCGGCTGCCCCGAGGGCAAGACCGGCCCGGCGCGCAAAAGCGGCCAGCCGCGTGTTCGCCAGTTCCATCTCGCGCGACAGGCGGCCGAAGCCGCGGGCACCGGCATCGCCCACCCCTTCCAGCTCGGCACGCACGCGCCGTCCGCCCTCCGCCACGAGGCGGACGGAGACCTTTTTCTCAGCCATTCCGGCGTCCTTCCATCTGCTCGTTGAGTTTGCGCACCATCACCGCCTCGATCTCGGGCAGCAGTTCGGCGGCGATCAGGACATTGACGCCCAGCGCCTGCGCCAGTGACAGCGCCGCGCCCATGTCCCATCCGATGACCGCCCCCGGTGCGATGCGCAGCTGGCCGCCAAGGCGCTGGGTCAGGTCCCAGACCTGCCAGCCCTCGACCGTCTGCGGCCGGTTCAGTCTTGCGGGGCAGTCGGGGCAGGGCCCCGTGCAGGCCGCGCAGTAGCCGTCGCCCCCGCCGAAGGACCAGTCGGCGAGGGCGCGGAGGCGTTTTTTTCCAGATCCAGCATCAGGCCACGGGCGACGTATTGCGACTGGAAGGCTTCGAATACCGGCCAGATGTCGAGGAGAGCATCGATCCCGGCGGCACTGACCGGGACGAGGTTGCCCGCTTCGTCACCGACCCCTTCCCATTCCAGCACGGCGCGGCGGGCGACCGCCTTGGCCATGGCCAGCGCCATGTCCTCCTGGCAGGAGCTTTCCGTCAGGCCATCGATGGCCGGGTCGACGCGGGCGGAGACCATCAGCGCGGTGGTCAGCGGCGCCACCAGAACGCGCAGTCCGGGCAGCAGGTCCAGCCATTCGGGCCGGTTCGAGAGGTTCAGGCGGATCATGGTCAGTATCCCGTGACGGTGTTGACGAGGACGGCGGTGCACATGCGGGCCGGGCTGGTGGCTTTCGCGGCCTGCCAGTCGAAGGTCGCCTGGATGCCCTGGGGCCCGGGGATCTCGATCCGCGGGACGGGCAGGTAGACGGCGTGGGCTGTGAAGGTG